ACTTATAAGCACCAAAGACCGTTTCTATATCTACTTCATATCGAGATTTCTCGGTGGATGATTGATACGATACAAATAAAGGTGCAAACTCTTTTATTTTTCCAGCCGCAAGCGCTCCCGGATTTGCTCTAATAATTGCATTTGGAATGTGCCACTTTTGAATCTCACTAGCATCAATAGCTCCATCTTCATAAAGAAGTTTAAAGTTTGTAGTGGCATTCGTATGTGAAATGATTAAGGCTTCTGTCCTGTTTAGCATTCGCTGTGGCGTCTTGGAATGTCTTACATCTCCGCTTGGAAATGGATTTCCTGCATGCTCATTGCATGCGACTGCTATTGGATATTCAGAAATGGGTAATATTTCATCATAAAGAATTGTATCTCCAACTACGAACACTTCTCTAACTTTAGTCTGATAAGCGAGCTGTTCTGTAATGACACCTTCGCTTAAAAAGCTTTCATATTTATCGTCATTTATTAATTCTTTGTATTCATCCTTCGTGTAAAGCTGTGATTTTCCTGTATTTGTATCAAGAATCAAGGCATGTGGAATATTGACCTTCGTAAAATAACAATACTTTCTAACTCTGCTTTGATGGTCGAGCTCAGAGCTTCCGCGAGTCTCAATATGGTCTCTGGAATATTTTCCAGATTCCATCTCATTACGCTGGTGGTTTTCTTCAGCCTTGTCTATTTCCTTTGCATATTGCGGGAATAAAATCTTAAGATGCTCTTTTGTATGTAAATCGGAATATATTATTGAGCTAGCATCAGAAAAATCAGGCATAGAACAATTAGGGTCAACAAAAATAGACTCTGGGGGCATTCTTTTTACATTTATCGTACCGAGTCCGCCATCCCCTTTCCAATTCGGGTATATATACATATAGGCAATCCCTTTTACGATAAAATCCTTACATGCCTGACGAAAATGAACATCCGCATCAGACTCGTACCATATTTTATCAAGCAACTGGTCAAAGACGAATGCCGCATCATTGTCAGTTTTGCCCACAGCGTGGACGTCCCATTCAGGAGCAGACGCGGCAATATTCGCCAGAACTTGCTCAACCGACGGGCGTATCTTGTTATTTGCTTCGGGGGGTTGCCCCACGCTGAGCAAGTAATTCTTTTGCGTCTTAGTAAGTTGTGAACCTAGGTAAAACTCATGGTCTTCTGCCATTTGAAAGCGGTATTCACTAGATGCGCTTTCAAATAATAAATAATCTGAACGCACTTCCTCCGCTGTAATTTTCTTTGTGTCAAGCTTACGTAAGTTTAGCATTTTTATATGTTTAATGTTACAAACATGTTATAGTAGTATCAAAATTTTTTATTTAATAAAATTAATGTATTTATAGGAGCCAATATGCCATCAGAAGTATTATCATCTCCACCCTTTACCATGCTCGCTAAGTCATTTAAATACATATACTTAACTGCTTTTTTTAATTTATCAACACGAAACATTATAGTAAACTTAACGTCTCCGTCAATCGTAAACACCTGAATCCACCATTTTGCGTCTGTGGTCGATATTCCAGATGGTTTACCGCGAGAGCGAACTTCTACGAACATGTTTCCAGTATCTGCCCAAATATCTCGCTCCGTCTTGACTTCTATTGAGCCGTCGCCTTCAAAAAGCTCTTTGATTTTTTTTTCATATATTTGACCAAAATCTAGGTCTATATCAAAATTTCCCATTAAGCTTCAACAAAATCAGCGGCACTAAACATTTGACCAGTTTCCCAATCTACTTCCATGATTGCTGGTGGCGGTAACCATTCACCCTTTTCGTTCTGTTCAACATCTGGCGCCCAAATGTCATCAATAGCCCATCTTAGTGCATCCAGAGTGTCTTTTTTAAATGTTCCATGCTCTTTAAAGTTTAATAATTCCATTTCTAGCTCTTCGTGAGACTCTTTTAAAAACACCGAATGGGATGCAAAGTGCGGTTGCATCTGCTTAATGCGGTAATATTTAGTTTTTATAGCTTGACGGGTATTAATATTATAAAACCGACCAGTTTCTTTAGAATGTCTCCTGACATAATCAGCAAGCATAACATGACCAGTTTCTTCAATCTTAATATCTTTTGGATTATACATATCTGCCATGTCAAATATTCTATCGGCTCCATCCATAGGTGCTACCTGACCCCTGAAGTAATCAAGGATATAAATATTATATTCCTTGTCTACGGCTATAACCATAATTACAGTATAATCGGCTTTTACATTCTCGCTTGATGCGGGGTCAACACCAATAAATATATTTACAGGCAATTTTTCCCGCCTACCTTCATCATTTCGCATAATAAAGCTCTGATTGTCTTCGTACATATACCGACCTTCCCAATATCGCATATCTCGCTCTTTAAAAATACGAAAACTATCATCAACTGGTATATTTTGGTACTCTTGATAAAAATATGCTATATCTCCTTCGGATTTTAGCCTTTCTTTTTCAGACATAAGCCAAGAATAGGGTCTACGTTCGTCCCAAAGCACTTTTACATTCCCTTTTTCATCCAAAAACTCATTTCCAGACGTACTAAAACGACCTTCTGGCAAATCCTGAGGAACAGCTTGAAAAAACATAGACTTCCAGCCCTTAACTTTATAATTTCCTTCCTTATCGTAAGCTAGAGGACCAGCAATTCTGTTTAAATAGGCTTCTGTGTCTACAATAGTGCCAATAAATACAAGTTTTGCGTCTCCAGAACCGGGAATTACAGCCGCATTTAACCATCGTCTGAATTTATCTCTTGCCATAGGGGTGTTACTATTAGATTCGCCTTCTCCATCGTCAATAATTGTTAGAGTTGGACGATATGCGCCATATTTTAGACCACGAACTTTCTGTCCGGTTCCACGAATAAGGCATTTACACATTACATTGGGCTTTCCGTACTTATCAAAGCCTCCGATTACCTCTTTTTCTTCCTTACCCCACACGGAACCCTTTCTGTCGCCAAAAAAATAATTAATTTTAGGGTTAAACTCAATTTCATTGCCAATAGCCTCTAAATTATACTTAGACTGCATCTCAGATTCAGAAATAAGCAGTAAAAAACGCTCTTCGCCGAATAAAATGCGATGAAGTGGGTATATTAAGTTAATAAATGTCGATTTAGCATGGTCTCTTGGAGCTACTATGGCTAATTTATTACCACTTTTCATAGCTATAAGGGTTTTTGCTATTTCTCTGTGGAAATCAGGAGATTTATTACGACAATGATAGTGCATGGGATTATCCGGGTCTCCGAAAAGAATTTCAGCGAATGTAAAAATATCCAGATACATTGCTTCAAGCATTTTTTGTTTTTCTTCAGCTTTCCCCATATGCACCAGTAAGGTTTTCCATTGCTTTTAACTGCCCTTTATAAGAATCTACTTCATCTAAGAGCTCTAAAACGAATTTAGCGACTACGCCATCAACGAAATATGCTTCATCGTCAATATGAATGACTCCCGGCTGAGTAACGTCAACTTCTTCACTCTTGGACTGCGGGTGATTCGTATAATTCTTCGTCTTTATTGTTTTGCGCGCCATAAGTAGTTTCAGCAATAGATTTTCGTACAGAAGATAATTTTTTTATATCGCCATCAGATAATGCGAATACCCCTTCAACATGTTCTTCTCTTTTCTCCTTGGCAAGATGTCCAAGCATATCACTAACCCTATTCAGGGCATTTAATTTCGTAGCGGCAGGAATTTCTATATCTTCAATCATTTCCCTGTACTTGTTGGCAACATAATCGTCATCCAAACCTAAGGCGCCTAATCTGTCTCTCATATTCATAGCAATATACTCCCTGATGTGCTTTCTTTTGAGAATCCCCATTCCGCGCCTGAGCGCCTGTTCTGGATTATTGTCCCTGTAGATAGTTTGGTAGGCAAGAATGATAGATTCTGCATCCCACATCCCCATTTTGTCTGTTTTACCACTTAAAAATAAGGCATCTACAAATGTTCTCTGCTTTGCGGTAGGACGAACATTCTTAATCAAGTCCTTTCCAAAATAGTACCTATCACGGTAGTAATCTGGTTGCTTTTGAGCATAAACATGTTTTTTATGAACCCCACACTCACCGTAACCAGTACGAATGAAAATATAAGATTTTTTAACATTTGAAGGGTTTGCTTTGCGCTTGCCAGTAACTTGGAGAATTTTCCCGTCTTGGGTTTGTATCCATTCTCCGACTTCAGCCTGACGCCAATCCTTAACAGGTTCGATGCCAAGTTCTCTGGCTTCTTCTTCCGTGTAGACATCAAATGTCTTACCCCTGCATTCGACTTCCATTATTAAAGACTTGCCAACCTACAGATTTCCACTGCACTTACCTTATAGTCAGTTGACCTCGAGTCCATTGGCAAAAGCCAGCAATTCTTTAATCTTTTCATAATTAGAATGGAGCGTCTTTCTCTTCTATTTTATAAGAAACATAACCTTTCCCGGCGGCAGAGACCTTTTTCCAGCCAGCAATCTTTACTTCTTTGCCTAGGAACTTGCCCTGACCTGTATAATCGGGCTGATTCTCTTTTGTCTTGTTGTCGTTGGTAAACATGGTGAAAGTGTTGTCTTTGATTTCGTACGGCATTCATAACTCCTGATTATGGTTAAAATAATATTTAAATCCCCGTAACGAATATAACGACAATGTTACAGTAAACAAAAGTAAAAAGGTTGATTTCGCAACCTAAGGTTTATATACCTTAGGTTTATATACCTTAGGTATATATAGTATATATATAAATAATATATCTATACCTTAGGTATACTTCTACTTCTATATGCATGGCACTGCCATACTTTTGCCATACGTTTGCCATTGGCACTTTAATGGCACCGCCATTAAGTCTAGCTATTGTTAGAGATATATTGACGTAAATATAGGGATGAACATAAAAACACCGATAATGAACATAAAATAAACATGTTTATTGCTACCTTCTATAATAAAAGGACAGAAGGACAAACAATACCCTTTCAAGCTAAAAACTGTGCAAAAAATGGATGGGTCGTCCCTTACGTATGGACACCCCCCTACGTACGCGTTCGGCTCTCGGCGTTTTCGTTGAGTACGCGTTACGCGTTCGGTCTCTCTCTATCCGCCCGCAATCATTATTTTTCTAGCTCCCTTTGAGCTAGCTTGTGACGTATTGCCGTCGGTAATAGGGAATTGTCTAGGTTTTGCCCTGTTTCATGGGTAAGTTTGACCATCGCCGACGGCACAATGCCGAAGGATTTGATAACTAGCGTTTCACGCGCTATTAATAACACGCGAAGGACACCCTTCGCGAAGGAGAACACCATGATTAGCTACTATACACCCACAAGCAACAACGAAGTTGTTGCGCCAAACGACGTGAATACCCAAGCCGGGACTGTACGCGCTGATTATCCCACGCCTACGGAAGAGCAAGCTCTTCTCGCGTATGAAGAGCTATACCGCCAACCGATATTGGCTGAATTCGTCAAGAACGCGCAAGACCACGCGGTAATTACGCCCGCAGTCTGGAGCTTCGAAGACGAGCTAGAACGTCGTGAGATGTCAGACCTACCCAACGCACAAGACCACGCGATAAATAGCGCGCTGTCTCAAGGGTTTGTCGTCGATGAATCAACCGAATGCTACACCGACGGCTGTAGTTGTTCGCGCCACCACGCGTAGGCTGTATCTCGTCGAGATACACAAGTAAACCCTAGACAGGGCTCTATCCCTTTGGGATAGCTAGGTTCGATTCCTAGCTAGGGTTCTATGGCGTAGCCATACCCAATTTCACAAGGTTATAGCGTAGCTATAAACCCAACAGAAACAAGGGTTTAGAACGCGTAGAATACCCTAGGGCGGTAAATGCCCTTATAACACACTCTGACCTATGGTCAGTAGTGTTATAAATACCCAAAGCTAGAACCATCCTATAGAGACGGCATAGGATACCCTAGCAAGAATAAAAACCATGCCGTCACAAATGGAGTAAATACCCAATGAAGAATACACCAAAAATACTCGTTAAGGATTCTAGAACAATAGTAGAATTCAATCCTTATGATTTCGAAGGATACGCTAGAACAATGACGACATTCTCTGAAGATTCAATAACAAGAGAAGAACTTGAAAATGGAGACCGATTAAGACTATTGGCTCTTACTGAAATACTATCAGATAACCACATGGAAGTCCATACCGATGACAATGGTGAATATATCTCCGACATGGAGAAGAAAATATACATTGAAGAGTGTGAAATCATGGGAATTAAAAGGGACGAATTTTACCTAGATGAGTCGGTTCTATACTTTACGGGGTATCATTGGTATATCATCAATGAACAAGGTCAGAGAATTGCATTCTCGGATAATGGTGAATTTAGATGGTGTGAAAATGTGGTTGATTCTGACGGGGAATCAGATTTCTTTTCTGATAAGCATGATTTTGAACAACTCGTAGAGTGTCCAATAGATTGCTTTTTAAAAGAAGGTGGCTTTTATAAAGCTATATACGAGCCCATGTTTCTTAAAAAACGACCACCAACTACTCAATCAATTTAGTTAATCTACGATTAACTAATAAAAATGTTAGTCAACAGGTAAGGGTTCTAGCTTTGAACTGTAAGTGAAAAAGCTAGAATCCTTAACCAAAACACAGGGAGCCAAATGGCAAATCAACTCGACAAATTTTCACTTCGGTTTATCTCTATAAGCCCCGGTTATAAAAAACAAGTGAAAAAAGCCCACAACAGGGCTAAAAGAAGAGAAGGGAAAAAACTTATCCCATCTCTATACAATCGCTATAGTGGTCATATAGCTTAACCAAAGCGGAGCAATCAAATGGATTTTTACACATTAAAATTGAAAATTTTAACCTATGGCAGAATCGTTTTGCCTATGGCATTTTTATTATTCACAATAATAACAGGGAGTTAAACCATGAACATAAAAGAAGAAATGAAAGATGCACTACTACTCACCTCCGGTGAGATGACCGAATGGGGTTACCAATTATGGAATAATTTCATATATGGAGCCTATGCAGAGGCTGACCACATAATCTCATTAAAAATGAGAGATGCGAGCAAGAAAGACCAACGAACTTTCGTTATTTCTCGATATACAGGGCTTTTAGCCCTAGAGTTTGGTTGTTCTTATGGTTATGCTCAGAAGGTCATAGTTGACCTATTTACGAAAGACAAACTAGCATCAATAACTAACGAGTTTATCGAAGATATGAAGGAACTTGAAAAATGAAACATCAACTGACAGATAACGAGGTCGCGGAGGTGGAGAGAAAACTCTCTCTACCCGTAGGGAGAGACGAAAACGGCAAGCTAGTTCCCACGAAATTTACTGACAGGGAATTAAACTTTCTAGTTTTCGTGAAATTGCAAAAACTTCGCGAAGGAAACGAAGGGTTTTTCGTCAAGAAACATTGGACAAAATTGTCCAAAAAGGAGCGCAAACAATGAAACCTAACGAATTACAGATAGGAATTAAAAACCTACGCGACTTTCTAAAGAAAGTAGCAAAAAAGATGCCCGATAAGAATAATCGCGGATTTGTAGACCACATGGACTACTTAGCGGACGTATTAGACGGCATGGAAGGGATACTCAACTACGTAGATAATCCACATTTGGATTATTTGCAAAAACTAGAACAAAAACACGAAGGAGACAAAATGAAAACTCTAGAACGCGTACTAATATTTCTCGAATCTGACAAATTCGGGAGATTCGTAATCCTGTGGGCGACCATAGGGCTATTGGCTCAACTAATTCGAGCCGTCATATAATATTATTTCTAGCTTTGAACTGTAAGTGAAAAAGCTAGAAATAATAAAAAGCAATCGACAACCAACCGCCGAAATCGGCAAGGGAACAAAAATGTACACAATAAAAGAACTGAACGCTATGGCTCACTCTAGAGTGAAGAAATTAGCTATTGCAAGGGCTAAACAGGACGGCATTAAGACGTCTTGGATTCAGACCACATCCAAGGATGAATTGATTGATTTTGTCATCAATGGTCGGCAAAAAGAACCTAGCCCAACGCCAACACCTAAACCACAGGGCACACCGCCACAGGAAAGTGCTCCATCACCGAAGTCGAATGGTAATGGTGGGCTAGAAGGGATGATTACCGACATGGTAATGGAGAGAGTTGGAGACAAGATAAATGACGGTATTGGTAGTGCCATTAAGGAGACCGAAGACACTCTCATAGAGACTTTTCACGAAAGGTCGGCTGAAATCAGCGACAAAGTGGACAAAAAGATTGCCACTTTACAGCGTCCTGTTAAGGTCTATATCAACGACGTAGCAACCAAGGATGTGAAGGGAATTAAGCACAAGAAATTTCCGTTTGTGCTAGAATGCTTGAAACATTTTAAGCGTGTATGGCTATGTGGTCCGAGTGGTACAGGGAAGTCGTACCTTATCGAACAATGTGCTGATGCTTTGGGTTTTTCTACCGACAATAAAAACTACGAATATCTCAAGGGCTCCGGTGGAGTGACAGAATCACATATGACGGGAAGAA